CAGAAAGTTTTAATACTTTTCGGTCTTTCCCAAAATTTTAAATTTATTTGTTTTTTGTTTAGAAAATAATCTGTTATTAAACTCCAACAATCATGCTTGCCCCAAATCCATGTGCGACCATATAAACCAGATGTATAACCTGATGGCTCAAAATCTATCCAGTTTTTTTGCTCAACACTATAGATATAAAAAGGTAAACCAAGATGCTCACATGATGCCTTGTCTGCCTCAGATGGTAAGGCAGAGCCATAGGCATGAGAATGAATTATTCCAATAAGTTCTCCTTCATCTTCACAGTCTGCCCAATTATCTGGATCTATAACAAAAAACTCATCTGGTGACTCTGAAAGGTTTTCACAAGGCCAATAAGTTTCTTTGCCTTTGATAATAGCCAACAAACCACAAGACTCCTTTGGAGCTTGTTTATCAGCGTGTATGGCAGCTTGCTCTTTCCAGTTCATGTGTTTACAAAAGTACCAACAGAGGGAAAATCTTTTCTTGTCACTTGTAATTTAGGACAACGAATATTATTTAAATCAAGAACACTTGCCAACTCAAACTGTACGATTTCTCTATTTTCTACAACTTTTCTGTCAATAAAATATATTTCCTGAGGTAATTCTGTTGTGCTTGATGGAGTACCAAATGGGTTTTGATTTGAAGGAAAGTTTGCAGCGTCTAAAAATTGAGCCATTGTTCTATGTCTTATAAATTTTGCACCTTGTAAATCATTAAATGGTGTTGTAGCATTTGCCGTTGCCATTAATGTAGTAATAGTTCCAAGAATATTTGAAACACTTAAAGTAGGTCTAGGCAATGTTCCTTTTCCTGTATATTCAAAGCCTTCAGCAATTATTGGAAATTTACTATATGTATTTCCTTGCCATATTATAGAAGCGTTACTATTCATACCAACACCAGAATGAAAGCGGCTTACATCTGTTGAACCATGTAAAGAAGAAACTAGAGTAAGTGAATATAATTCAATTATTGATTTATTAGATAAAGATTGTAATTCTGCGGTAGGTATTGCCATTAGGTTTCAAATACCTCCTCAAATGTTGTTGTAATTATAGACCTGTTGTTATATGGAATCTGTTTTGACCAAGTTTTACAGATAAATTTACCAGCACCAGATAAAGTCACAGAAACATTTCCTGAGTTTGTAGCACTTGCCGCAGCCGTCACAGTAAAAGTATTATCATCAGCCGTTGTAGCAACAACAAAAGAGCCATCAACAGCAGAGCCAGATGTATAGTCAATAGTCACGACATCACCAAGAGCAAGGCCATGATTAGAAATTGTTATGGTGACAGTCGTACCACTTTGAGAATAAGTTCCTGTTTTAACAAATCCTTCGGCTGGTGGGGTGAAGTCAAAACTTGCCTGATCAAAAACACGACTTCTTAAAAAAGCCTCAATAATATCTGATTGCTCCTCAGACACTACAAAAGTTAAATCATATACTTTTGGGTCTTGTGTTAAGGGCAAGCCAAATAAAGCTCTGAACTGGTATCCATCACCTAAAGCTGTTGTTCTAACCTTTGGTGAACTTGTTTTTCTGAAGCCAGAATATGTTGGCTGGATTGATGGGAAAGTTGCCATTACCTACTTAATAGACCCCCTGCACGTTTTTCTTTAATAAGTTCTGCACGAATAGCAGCCCCTATAACATTACCTAGTGCCTGTGCATCTTGATTGTTACCTGATACAGAACTACCAGACGCATCAACAGAAACATTAACAATATTAGTTGTGCCTCCTCCTAGTTGGTTATTAGGAATAATATTGCCACCTCTTGAACCCATCTGTAATAATTCTGGGCCTTTCTCGCCAACTACAAAAGCACCGCCAGCAGAAACAGGGCCACCATTTGCTCTAAAAGCAGCAGCACTAGCTTTCCCAACAAATTGATTTGATGTACCTACAGCAGTTCGGCCAAGTATTCCACCGCCTCCACCAAATATGCCTCCTAATGCACCACCAATAAAGTTTCCTATTCCAGAAACAGCCCTTTGTATCGCAACCTCTACAAGTTTACGTTTTAGATCATTTAATACACTAACAGCCGCTTGAGCTAATGTTTTTGTACCCATAACAGCATCAGTAAGGTTAGAAACAATACCTTGCTCAATACCTTGACCAATCTCCATAAACTTTTCTTTTAGTTGATCCGCTTCGCTTTTTACATTTACAAGAGCATCTGCAAATTTATTAGAACCTAAAGCAGCATCATTAATTAAAAAACTTGTTTGATCTAAAGAAGAATTAAATAAATCATTAAAAGTAACTTGCGATTCTATTGCTGTAACAGTTTCTTTTGAATCATTTTTAATTTTTTCAGCTTGTTCTTTTGATTCTTTTATAGATTTTGTAAGTTTATCTGTTTTTTTTATTTGCTCATCTTTTTCTTTTGTTGTAAGAGCCTCTTGGATTTTTCTTTCTTTAATAATTTTTATTAATTCTTGCTCTCTTTTTGATTCTTCCGTAAAAGGTAAAATAAATTTTTTACCAGTTTCCTCTTGAACTTGTTTTCTTGCTTCCTTTCTAGCCTCCATATCAATGTTTGCAAGATTTATTCGGCCAACTTTGTTAGCAACACCTACTCTCTCAACTAATTTATTTATTTCTTTAACAGCACTTATGGCTAAATCTAAAACGCTTTTTATCTCATCGCCTAATTCTTCCCCAATGGTTCTTGCAAGAGTATCAATAGTATCTTGCAGAGTTGATAGTTTTCCATTCAACGTATCTGCCTGTGCAGTTGCACCACCAGCAAAAATAGCTCCCTGACTTGTTAAGTTAATTAATGCTTGATTAACGTCTTTCGCACTTATTTCCCCCTTTCTCATAGCAGACTCAAATTCATCACCTTGCAATTTAGTTATTTTCTTAAGTTCATCAGTAATATTTACTCCTCTTTCCAATAACTGTAAGTTTTCTTCTTGCTGAAGTTTTCCTTTTGCTCTTATTTGACCAAAGGCTGTGGCAATACCTGTAAGGTCAGCACCAGTAGCACCAGCAACATCTGATAACCTTTTTGTCGTATCAACAAGCTCTTCGGTCTGAAAACCAAAGGCTTTTAATCTTTTTGTTTGCTCTATTAATTCACTACTTGTAAAAGGTGTTACAGCACCAAAATCTTGTAATTCTTTTATGATTTGATTTGTTTTCTCTACATCACCAGTTAATTGTTTTAAACTCGCTCTTTGAGTTTCAAGTTCAGCAGTTTTGACAAAAATAAACCTTGCTGTACCAACAACCGCTAATGCAGCTAACAGTGGTTTTAATGCCCCAACTAAAGTTCCAACTCCAGCACTTGCTGTCTTAGCTGATCTGCCCGTGTTCTTAAGTGATCTATTACTTCTATCAAGTCTGCCTTTTAATTTATTTGTGCTACTACTTAAAGCCTTCGTTTGTTCATTAACTCTTTTTAAAGGTGCTATTGCGTTCTGTGCATCAACTATTAACTTTACTGTCGATTGTGCCACAGAAACAAATAACCTTTATTATATATTACCTTGATTTGGCTTTTTGTCGTTGCATTTCTTGTTTCTCCCTATCATTCTTAATTTCATAATATGCAGCCCAATATACTAACTCTTCTTCAGATAAAGAAGTTCTAAGTTCATATAATGTTTTACCAAGTTCTGTTGCTAGGAAAAACTCAAAGTTCAGCCAGTTGTCCCCTTTTATTCGTTTTTTGCTGATTTAATATCTGTACTTAAATTAAACAAAAATAACTCAATATCATTTAAAACATTCTCTGGAATAAACCTATGTAAATCTTCTGCATCTGCCATATTAAAGGCTTTGCTGCCATCTTCAAGTTCTGCGACCTGACAAAGAATATGTGTTGTGATTGTTAAAGCTTCATCTGTGCCAGCAACAGATTGTGCTTTCTTTCTATCGTATCTGGTTAAAGGTTTAAAATATAAAGTCTCAATAACATCACCATTAGAATTTTTCCATTCATATTTTCTTCTAGTGGTCATTTCCTCCTTAAAAGATTCAGTAAGAAGGTCTATCGTTCTTTTTGATGTCATAATTTTGGGGTT